GCCAGTACCTCTACCTGGAGGTCGACATCCTTGAGGGCCAGTACGCCGGACGCAAACTCTTCGACCGGCTCAACTTGGTCAACGCCAACCCGGACACGGTAGAGATCGCCAAGCGCACCCTGTCCTCGATCTGTCGCGCCGTTGGCAAACTGCAGGTCAGCAACTCCGAGCAGTTGCACTTGGTCCCAATGACCCTGGATGTGAGGGTGCGTCCCCCGAAGGGCATGTACGGCGAGTCCAACTCCATTCGCTATCTGCCGCGAGGCGGTGCCAGCGCAACAGCAGTGCCGCCCGCGCCGTCGTTCACGCCGCCCTCGGCACCTGCTGCCGCACGTCCCATCACGGCTGCGCCGACCGCTACTCCCGCGGCCAACGGCCTGCCCTGGAAGCGTCAGGCCTGAGGAGGACCCGAGCATGCATGAGCACGCTCTAGCGGCCACGCCGATCCGACTGCCCAGCACATTGCAGGGCTGCCGTGAGCGTCTGGCCGCGCTTCAAGATGAGATCGCCTCCATCCGGATCCAGATCGCCACGACCGATATCCGTCGCCAGACGGAGAAGAAGTCACTCGATGCCACGTGGTTCCACCGGGCCAAAACTGCGCTTCGTGTGAAGCAGCAGGAACTGGCGCAGTTGACGGCACACATGGCCAAGCTTCATGTCGCCCAACCCCACGGGCACCGAGAGCGGTTCAAGGACGCGCTGATCGAGGTGCTGCGTGCCGATTGCGATGACGAACGCTGGCAGGCAGTGGTCACCCGTGCCCGAGAGCTTCAAGCTAAACAGGGGGTGCAGCATGGCTGAATTGCCAAGCATCACCAGCCCGACAAGAGACGCGATCTTCGCGGCCTACGAGGCCGACGCTGGGGACGGATTTCGAGCCCACCTTGGCGCATCGCTTATCGGCAAAGACTGTGAGCGAGCGCTCTGGTTTGATTTCCGCTGGGTCACCCGCGCTCAGCACCCAGGACGCCTCCTGCGCCTTTTCGAAACCGGCCAACTCGAGGAAGCCCGGCTGGTTCAGAACCTGCGACGAACTGGAGCGACGGTCCTGGAGGTTGATCCAGATACGGGCCGCCAGTTTCGGGTCCAAGCGCATGGTGGCCACTTTGGTGGCTCGCTTGACGGTGTGGCCATCAACGTTCTGGAAGCGCCTAAGACATGGCATGTCCTGGAGTTCAAGACGCACTCGGTCAAGAGCTTCAACGACCTGCTGGCCAAGAAGGTGCGCGAAAGCAAGCCGCTGCACTTTTCCCAGATGCAGACCTACATGAACCTCATGGGCTTGACCCGGGCGATGTACCTGGCCGTCTGCAAGGACACCGATGACCTTTACGTAGAGCGGGTCGAGGCAGATCCCGCTTTTGCGCAGGGGCTGTTGGCCAAGGCTGAGCGAGTCATCTTCGCCGCCACGCCACCACCGCGCATCAGCACAGATCCGGCCTGGTACCAGTGTCGGATGTGTAACCACGCACCGGTATGCCATGCGGGTGCATCAGATGCCGTAGCACCTGAAGTCAATTGCCGTACCTGCCTACATGCGACACCTGTCGATGGTGGGTGGCACTGCGCACGCCACGACCGCCGATTGACGGAGGCTGACCAGCGCGCTGCCTGCGCCATGCACCTATTTATTCCATCGCTGGTGCCCGGCCAGCAAGTCGACGCAGGCGAGGACTGGGTCGAGTACGAGTTCGCCAGTGGGAATCGCTGGCGCGACACCGGTATGAACAAGTATGCGAACACCTTTTAAGGAGCACGAGTATGAGCCTGACCCTTCGTCCGTATCAAAACGGTGCCATTCAAGGCATCTACAACTACTTTCACGAAGCCACGGGTAACCCCCTGGTGGTGATCCCGACCGCCGGGGGCAAGTCACTGGTGATGGCGACCTTCGTTGAGGGCGTCCTCAAGGCTTACCCTGATCAGCGCATCCTGATCGTTACCCATGTGCGGGAGTTGATCGAGCAAAACTACACCGAGCTCAAGAAGCTCTGGCCGGAGGCGCCTGCAGGCATTTACTCGGCCGGTCTCAAGCAGCGTGACATCCGTGCACGCATCCTCTTTGCCGGTATCCAGTCGATCCACAAGCGCGTCTACGACGTCCAGCAGTGCGACCTGGTGCTCATCGACGAGGCCCATTTGATTCCGCGCTCGAGCAACACCATGTACCGGCGCTTCCTGGCTGACCTGGGTCGGCTCAATCCTCAGATGAAGGTGATTGGACTGACTGCGACACCTTACCGGTTGGATTCTGGGCTTTTGCATGAAGGGGGTGACGCGATCTTCACCGACATTGCCTATGAGGTATCGGTGCGCGAGTTGATCGACCAAGGCTATCTCTCACCTCTGATCTCCAAGCGCATGGCCACACAAATTGACCTCACGGGCGTTGGTACGCGGGGTGGTGAGTACATTGCCAAAGACCTGGAGGCGGCGGTCGACAAAGACTCGATCACTCAGGCCGCGGTGGATGAAATCTTTTCCTACGGCAAAGACCGTAAGAGTTGGCTCATTTTCTGCGCCGGTGTGGACCATGCCTACCATGTCCGTGACGCGATCCGTGCTCGCGGCGTGACCTGCGAGACCATCGTTGGGGACACGCCTGGTGCCCAGCGCGAGGCCATCATCAATGACTTCAAGGCCGGCAGGATTCAATGTCTGACCAATGCCAACGTACTTACCACCGGGTTCAATGCACCTGGCGTTGACCTCTTGGCCATGCTGCGGCCAACCAAGTCGGCGGGATTGTATGTGCAGATCGTTGGGCGAGGCTGCCGCTTGGCTCCTGGTAAGACGGACTGCTTGGTGCTCGACTTCGCCGGCAACATTGCTCGGCACGGGCCGATTGATGCCGTCAAACCGAAGCGACCGAAAGGTGGCGAAGATGGCGTCGCCCCCACCAAGGCTTGCCCCGAGTGCGACAGCATCGTTCACGCCTCGGTTCGCACCTGTCCCGATTGCGGGCATGTGTTCCCGCCGCCTGAACTCAAGATCGAAGCCAAGGCCAGCAACCTGGACGTGCTGACCTCCGGGAAGTCGGAGTGGGTGCCCGTCACCAGCGTCTCATACGCCCGGCACGATAAGCCCGGTAAGCCGCCTTCACTGCGGGTGGACTACTGGAGTGGCCTCACGCACCACAGCGAGTGGATTTGCATCGAGCACCAAGGCTATCCGCGCCAAAAGGCCGCCTCCTGGTGGGCCAATCGTGCCCAGGGTTTGCCGCTGCCTCGGCGGGTGGATGAGGCTATTGCCTGTTCTGCCAAGTTGCGGTGCCCTTCAGAGATTGCCGTTCGCCCCAGTGGACGCTACACCGAGATCGTAGGAGCCCGGTTTCCATGATGTGCGTGATCTGCCGCAGGGATGCCCGCGGCTATGGATTCGCACCTCGCTACATCCGTGAGGAAGCGCCAGACAGCAAGCAGTGCTCTCGGCGCTGCCAAAACATTACTGCAAGGTTGAAGGGAATGATCGATCCAAACAAACACGAAACCAATGCGCTGGCCGCGGCGAGCATCAGCGCGGGCGCCTATGTCGAGGAGATCGGCAAGACAGACCTTGCAAGCTGGTCCGAGCAAGAGTGGGCAACGCTCATCGATGTTGCCGTCACCGCGTTTCAAGACTTCCTTCGCCAGGCCTATGCCGATGACCCACCCTTTTGAGGAGCGCCATGACAAACAAGAATTACATGGCGCAGTTGGGCGCCACCCTGGTCGATCGCGGTTTTCCGATTCTGCCTATCCAACCCAACACCAAGAAGCCTGGTCTTTACAAACTCGGCGCTTGGCATGAGTACCCGAAATGGAGCCGCCATTGCGAACGTGACACTACGGACAACGAGGTGGACGTCTGGGGCAACTGGCCCGAAGCTGGCATCGGCATTGCTGCGGGCCGGGTGATCGGCATTGACATCGACATTCTCGATTCGCCCAACATCGCCCTGGAGATGGAGGCTCTTGCCAAGCGGATGCTGGGCGACACACCTGCCGTTCGCATTGGGCATGCACCCAAGCGCCTCCTTGTGTATCGGGCCGTGCAGCCGTTTTCCGGCTTCAAGTACCCGCCCATCGAGGTGCTGGGGGTGGGTCAGCAGTTCATCGCCTACGGCATCCACCCGGATACCGGCAAGCCCTATGACTGGCCAGTGAGCACCTTGGCGGACCTCAGCCCCGATGACTTGCCTGGTATCACGGAGGCCCAAGCCCGCGAGTTCGCCAAGGAGGCATACCGGCTGATTCCAGCCGAACTGCGGCCAAAGACACTTGGCGTAGGGCTGCGGGCGCAGATGGAGTTCGCCAACCTACCTGAGCAGCGCGGCACCTATGAGGCGGTCCAAGATGCCCTCAGGCATATCGTCAACGCCGACTTGGATTACGACAGTTGGGTTCGGATCGGGATGGCTATCAAGGGTGCGCTGGGCGATGACGGCTGGCCGCTCTTTGAGGTTTGGTCCGAAGCGTCTCAGAAAAACGACCCTAAGACGACTGCACGCAGCTGGCGCAGCTTTGCTCCCCAGCGCATTGGCGCCGGAACCATTTACAAGCTGGCGCTGGACAACGGCTGGCAGCCTGAGGCTGGCATGCAACTCAATGGTGAGATCGTGATGAACGGGCATCACCCAGCGCGTGAACTGCTGCAAGCACTGCAAGCCGCTGACCCCATTTCCATTGAGCCGCAGGAAATCTCCCTGCCACCACCAAAGCCGATGCCGGTCGGTTGGGAGAAGGTGGGCGGTGTGATCGCAGACATGATGGCCTTGATGGCGGCCACAGCCAAGCGCCCCCAGCCAGTCCTTGCCCTTGGCGCGAGTTTGTGTGCCATCGGGGCGCTCATGGGGCGCAAGTATCGCACCGAGAGCAACATCCGTTCGAACCTGTATGTGGTTGGCATCGCCGAGAGCGGAGCCGGCAAAAACCACAGCCGTGTAGTGATCAACGAGTTGTTCCGCAAGGCCAACCTGCTGCAATACCTGGGCGGCAACAAGATCGCATCCGGCTCTGGACTACTGACTGCCATCCAGCGCCAGCCCGCGACCCTGTTCCAGCTCGACGAGTTTGGGATGTTTCTCTCGGCAGCAGCCGACCGCAAGCGTTCGCCGCGTTATGTGTGCGAAATCCTGGACCTTATGACCGAGCTTTACACCACATCGGGCACCACCTACTTCGGGGTGGAGTACGCAAGCACCCAGCACAACAACGCCCATCGGGCCATTCACCAGCCGTGTGCGTGCATCTATGGCACAACGACGCCGCTGCACTTCTGGCAGGCCCTGCAAGCCTCCAATGTCGCCGACGGGTCGTTGGCTCGTTTCTTGATCATGGAAAGCGAGGACGATTTCCCGGACAGCAACGAGGCGTTTGGCGTCATCGACCCGCCCCAGGACCTGATTGACAGGCTGATCCTGATCCACCAAGGAGGCGGCAAGCTCAACGGCAATCTCACGGATGCGGGTGCCATCGATGAGGTGTTGGTGGATCCCCGCGTTGTCCCGATGACCCCGCAAGCCAGAGCCACCTTCCGCCAACTTGACCAGGAGTTGGTCGAGCGTCTTCGCACCTCGCGAGGCACTGGGTACTCGTCTATCCTGGCCCGGATTGAGGAAAACGCTACCAAGTTGGCACTCATTCGCGCGGTCTCCCGTGACCCTGTAGACCCGCAAATCGAGGACCACGATGCCGAGTGGGGGATCATGCTTTCGCGCCACTGTGCCGAACTCACCATCCGTGAGGCATCCGCCCGAGTGTCTGAGAACCAGGTCGAGTCCCACCACAAGCGGGCCATGCAAATCTTGCGGGATGCCGGCATGGCCGGTATGTCCAAGAGCGACTTCACCAGACGCACCCAGTTCATGGATCACCGCCAGCGTGACGGGGTGTTGCGCACACTGGCTGAGGCTGGGCTGATCGAGATGATGGCCCTGCAAAGCAAGGGTCGCCCGGCTCAGTGGATCAAGGTCCTATGAGGTGGGGGTGGCGCCCGGATGGGCTTGCTTCAGTAATTTCATCTTTCAAACCCCCCACTAGAGATACACATATAAAAAGTGGGGGCCTAGAGCC